AAATAATTTTGTAAATTTGATTAACCCTTAGGTATAATGGCTTTGCAATTAAACATTGCATTTTAAAAGTTAAAAACTAACTAAGGAGACATTAATCATGGCAATCGATTTCGACGCAATCAAGGCAAAGCTAAACCGACTATCTGGTGCAAACAAGAACCGCAACGTGAAGTGGAAGCCCGAAGAAGGGCAGGAATACACCGTTCGCATCATTGCGTTTCCTGACAACGATGGTCAGCCTTTCAAAGAGGTGCAATGGTATTTTGGCATTCCTAATGTTCGTGGCTTTGTCGCTCCAAGCCAGTTTGGAAAGCGCGATCCTGTTCAAGAGTTGATCTCTAAGCTTCGTGATGAGGGCACCAAAGAATCTTACGAGATGGCCAAGAAACTCTATCCCTCGATGAGAACTTATGCAGCTATCGTTGTTCGCGGTCAAGAGAGCGAAGGTGTTAAGATCTGGGATTTCGGTAAGACAGTGTATCAAAAGCTCTTGACTCTCATGCTTGATGAAGATTACGGTGACATCACTGATCCTGTCAGTGGTCGTGACATTAAGCTGACCAATGGCAGAGTTCCTGGGAAGAAGTATGCTGACACTGACGTCACTCCTCGCGGAAAGGTTTCAAAGTTGTCTAACGATCCAAAGCAGGCTGCTGACTGGCTCGCTTCTATTCCAAATGTAGAAGATCTATACTCGCTTAAATCTTATGACGAAATCTCCGGTATTCTCGAGGCTTGGATCAACGGTGATCAAGAGACAATTGACGGCGAAGGCACTGAGCACGGCACGACCCCTGTGAAGGCTGCTGCATCAAGTCACAACGATGACGAAGATGAAGCACCCCCCAGAAAGGCATCGGCAACATCTTCCTCAGGAAACAAGAAGAAGTCAGCTGATTTCGGAAATCTTGATGATGCATTTGCTGATCTGATGTCCTGATCTAAGATCTAATCAGAAAAGGTGGCGAGCAATAAAATGCTCGCCATTCTTGTAAATCGATTTTAAAGTGTGTAATATCCTTCTAGAGGAGAAAAAATGAAAAACGATGATTTCACTAAAGATCTCATTAAATCTTTAAACAGAGAGCAGGGATCAAGAGTCGCTTACAACCTATCTGAAGACGAGAGCCCGACACATGTCAAGCGCTGGATCAGCACAGGATCAAAACTGCTTGACTGGATTTGCGCTAATAAAAAGGGCGGAGGTCTTCCAGAAGGGAGAATCGTAGAGATCTTTGGCCCGCCGTCAATTGGCAAGAGTCATATCGCGACTCAAATTGCTCGATCCACCCAAAAGATGGGTGGTATTGTTGTCTATATCGACACCGAAAATGCCACCTCGGTAGATAACTTGCACAACTTAGGTGTAGATGTCTCTAAACGGTTCGTGTATGTAGATACACACTGCACAGAAGAAGTTCTTTCAATCGCTGAAAAGACGATTCTTAAGGCAAAAGCCCTTGACAAGGATGTTCCGGTGACCGTTATTTGGGATTCTGTCGCTGCAAGCTCACCTAAAGCAGAGCTTTTAGGTGACTACGACAAGGATTCAATCGGCCTTCAGGCGAGAGCAATCAGCAAGGGTATGAGAAAGATCACCGGTGTCATTGGTCAGACAAACAGCTTGTTTGTCATACTAAATCAGATCAGAGATAAGGTAGGTGTCATGTATGGCGATCCAACCACCACCCCTGGCGGCAAAGCTATTCCCTTTCACTCATCTATTCGAATCAAACTTGGTGCAGGTCAAGAGATCAAGTCAGGTGATGATGTCATCGGAATCCAAGTAAATGCAAAGACAGTAAAGAATAAAGTTTCGCCACCATTCCGCAAGGTCGATTTCCAGATCCACTTTGGCAAAGGAATCGTTGAGCACGAAGAGCTTTTTGACATCATTCGGAAGCACTGCAAAGATCACGAAGTCATTGTTGATAACATGAAGTATCTGATCGACGGCGGTGGTGCTTGGAAGACAATCAGCATTTCTGATGCGAGAACAGGTGAGATCGTTGCTGAGAAAAAATTCTACAAGGCAAACTTCAATCAAATTGTCACTTCTCCAGATTGGGCAGATGCAGTTGATATCTTGACTGAGGCAGCAATGATCAAGAAGCTGGGAACACCTGAGGGCGCTGAGATTGATCACGAGTCGTTTGAAGAAGTTCAAGCCCTAGCAGCAGAGCTTGGAATGGATGACTATGTAGATGAATAAAGATAGAGTTATGCTCGTAGATGGATTAAACTTATTTACGAGACACTTTATGGCAAATCCCGCAATGTCCGACAACGGTGAGCACGTTGGCGGCACTGTGGGATTTTTTAATGCGCTGATGTATCTGATCGAAAAGTGTAATCCAGAAGGCGTGATAGTTGTCTGGGAGGGAGGTGGATCTACCAAAAAGAGAGGGCTCTACAGTGATTACAAGAAGAAGTCAAAACCTCAGAACTTAAATCGCTACTACGAAGATGATATCCCATCAACATATCAAAATAGAAATCTGCAGATAAAGATACTCACGGATCTGCTCGCTAAGATACCTGTCTGTCAGATCTATGTTGAAAATGCTGAGGCTGATGACGCGATAGGTTATCTCTGCAAATACACACTCAAAGATAAGAATAAGATCATCATCTCATCAGATCATGACTTCTATCAACTCATTGACAAGAAGACAATCATCTGGTCACCTACATCTAAGAGTTTCGTTAACGAGAGCAGTGTGATCGAGAGATTTGGCGTGCATCCTGCAAACTTCTATCTTGCAAAAAGCATATCTGGAGACACTTCAGATAACATTCCTGGTGTCAAAGGTGTAGGATATAAGAACTTGTCCAAGAGGTTCCATAAGCTAACAGAATCAACTGCATACATCCTCTCTGACTTGATCGCAGATGCAAAATCGCAAATCACACCCAAGAGCCCAAAGATCTTTTTAGATATTGTGAATGAAGAAGATCTCATTAAGAGAAACATCAGGCTTGTCCTGCTTGACTCTAACAATTTGAACATTGATCAAATAGCAAAGATTGAAGATGCGATTGTAAAACACACACCCATATGGGATAATATGGGTATATTAAAATCGCTTAAAGAGTCAGCTATAGGATCCATCGATGTTCAACGTTGGAACTATCTTCTCAAGAACTTAAAAAAAGGCACGATTAAATGAGCTATGAAAACCACTTTTCCAAGTATGGAAAAGATTTCCAGGAAAAGATCTTTCAATCTCTGATGACAGATCATCAGTGGGCTGTCCAAATGGTGGAGGTAATGACTCACGAGTATTTTGAACTAAAATACTTACAGTATCTCTGTGATAGATTTTTTGGATTCTACTTAAAGTATAAAAACTTTCCCACAATGAGCTTGCTTGTTTCGATCATCAAAGACGAGCTCACTGAAGGGGATGATCTCATTCTCAAAGGACAGGTGGTAGAGTTTCTCTCAAGAATCAAGTCATCACCTAACTTAGGTGATCTTGAGTATGTGAAAGAGAAAGCTTTAGATTTCTGCAAGAAGCAAGTTCTTCAGCAGGCACTTGAGGATAGTGTTAAAGCTATCCAAGCTGAGAACTACGAAGATGTCTTAAATATCATGAAAGACGCGGTGTCTAAAGGTTCAGGCTCATCTGTCGGTCACGAGTTCTTTAAAGATCATGAAGCAAGATTTGCGAAGATTAATCGTATCTGTTGTCCAACAGGCATTCATCACCTGGACGCAAAAGATGTGTTTAACGGTGGGCTCTCCCGCGGTGAGATCGGAGTTGTGGTCGCGCCCACCGGTGTAGGTAAATCACACTGGCTTGTAGCGATGGGTTCTGAGGCTCTGCGTCGTGGTAAGAATGTCTTGCACTATACTTTTGAGTTATCTGAGACAGCTGTGGGTATTCGTTATGATAGCAATCTCACAGGTATCTCATCTACTGACATCATCGACAATAAAGAAAAAGTGTTAACGCACTATGAACAAAATAACTTCGGAAGGCTAATTATTAAACAGTATCCGACTGGAACTGCAAGCATTGTGACTCTTCGAAATCACATAGAGAAGTTGGCGATGAAAGATTTTATTCCTTCTCTAATCGTCATCGACTACGCGGACATCATGAGATCTACACGACAGTTTGATTCACTTCGACACGAGCTTAAGCTTGTCTATGAAGAACTAAGAAACCTTGCGATGGAAATGAACATTCCAATCTGGACAGCATCACAGGCCAACAGAGACGCTTCAAACGCAGAAGTCGTCGGCCTCGAAAACATGTCAGAAGCTTATGGTAAAGCTATGGTGGCAGACATTGTCATCTCGATCTCAAGAAAGTCTGCTGAGAAAGCCACAGGTAGTGGAAGAATCTTCGTTGCCAAAAACCGTGCGGGTAAAGACGGTATCATCTTCCCAATCAGGATTGATACTTCAAGATCAAGAATCGAAGTGATTGATGATCCTAGTCAAATGTCTCTTGTAGATATTTATGAAGCGCATAATACAGGCACAAAAGACATGTTAAAATCTAAGTGGAAAGAGATCACAAGCAAGTAAGAAATCGGGATGCTGGAAACAATCAAGAGAGGACATATGTATACATACGAACAAGTTATTCAAGAATCTAACAAGTATTTTCAAGGTGATGAGCTTGCTGCAAGTGTATTCGCAAGTAAGTATTCGCTTCAAGACAACCAGGGAAACTTCTTAGAGTCAAGCCCAGCTAAGATGCACGATCGACTAGCTAACGAGTTTGCCAGAATCGAGTCAAAATACCCGAACCCAATGAGCAAGTCAGAGATCTACGAGCTCTTTGACAAGTTCAAGTATGTGATTCCTCAGGGCTCACCCATGAGTGGTATCGGCAATGGCTTCCAGATTCAGAGCATCTCGAACTGCTTTGTCATCGCGTCACCTGAAGATAGCTATGGTGGTATTCTCAAGACAGATCAAGAGCAAGTTCAGATCATGAAGCGCCGCGGCGGCGTTGGATTTGATGTCTCAAATATCCGTCCCAAGAATCTTCCTACTTCTAACGCTGCCAAGACAACTTCTGGATTAGAAGTATTTCTTGATCGCTTCTCAAACTCTTGCAGAGAAGTTGCTCAAGGTGGACGCCGTGGAGCCCTGATGATCTCCCTCTCAGTTCATCACCCACAGATTAGAGATTTTATTAAGATTAAGAAAGATCTGACCCGTGTGACAGGCGCCAACATCTCAATAAGATTGAGTGAGGAATTTATGCGCGCAGTTAAAGGAGGTGATACATTCCAACTGCGTTTCCCAGTCGACGCCAAACAGCCAATTGTTGAAGAGTGGATTAGCGCTCAAGAGTTATGGCACGAGATTGTTGAATCTGCACACGCGTCAGCCGAGCCTGGCCTTCTGTTTTGGGATACAGCTAAGAGCATGACTCCGTCTGATATCTACGAAGCAGAAGGCTTTGGCTCAACCTCAACGAACCCATGCGGTGAAATCATCTTGTCACCATACGACAGCTGTCGTCTAATGCTTGTGAATCTGTCTGGGTTCGTTGTTAATCCTTGGTGTAAAGATGCAAGATTTGATTTTGATCACTTCGGTCAAGTGGTTCAGAAAGCACAACGCTTGATGGATGACTTAATCGATCTTGAGATTGAAAAGATTGACACAATCATTCAAAAAGTGATCGATGATCCTGAGTCAGCCGACGTTAAGCAGCCAGAGTTAAACCTCTGGAAGAAGATTAGAGAGCAGACAACACTGGGTCGTAGAACTGGTTTAGGCATCACAGCTTTAGGCGATGCTCTTGCCATGTTAGGTCAGATCTATGGAAGTGAAGAGAGCATTCAGACAACTGAGAAGATCTATCGACACCTGGGCGTTCACTCTTACATCTCTTCGATGGTGATGGCAAAAGAGCGCGGTGCTTTCGGCGTTCACGATGCTGAGCGAGAAGCAGGTCATCCTTTCTTAGAGCGAATCTTTAGCGCAGTGGATGAAGAAGGCGGTGTGCAAGGTGTGCCTGCAAGAGAGTACAATAAGCTCTATGGAAGGCGAAACATTGCCAACACCACAACAGCTCCAGCGGGCTCTGTCTCTGTCTTGACACAGACAACCAGTGGCATCGAGCCTGTCTTCATGCTTCACTACACTCGTAGAAAGAAGATCAACCCTAACGACAAGGATGCTCGTGTAGATTTCGTAGATGACTTAGGTGATCGCTGGACCGAGTTCACTGTCTATCACCATCTCTTTAAGAGCTGGATTGACACTAATTTCTCTCCTGAAGAGAGAGCTAAGTATAAGCCTAATGAGCTTGTTGATATGAGCCCTTACAAGGGTGCTACTGCGAATGAGATCAACTGGGTATCCAAAGTAGATCTTCAGTCAGCAGCTCAGAAGTGGGTGTGCCATGCAATCTCAAACACCACAAACTTACCTGCAGACATTGATGTTGAGACAGTAAAGCAAGTGTATATGCGAGGCTGGGAGAAGGGCTGCAAAGGTGTCACCGTCTATCGTGACGGCAGTCGCTCAGGCGTCCTGGTAAGTCAGACAGAAGACAAGAAGAACAAAGACAGATCTTCACTGGAGTTTGTTGATAACAAAGCACCAAAGCGTCCTGAGTCACTGACATGCGAGATTCATCACGACACAATCAAGGGTGAGAAATGGACAATCCTTGTCGGTCTGATGGACGGTCGTCCTTACGAGGTGATCGGCGGCTTGAGTAAGTATGTCGAGATTCCTCGGAAGCACAAGTTTGGAGAGTTAAGAAGAAGACAGCGCAAGTCAGGAAAATCTGCACTTTCTAAGTACGATTTGATCTGTGGTAGCGGCGAAGAAGCTTTCACAATCAAAGATGTGGTGGCAGTTTTCGATAACCCCAACTACGCTGGATACACAAGAACGATCTCTCTCGCCCTACGACACGGTGCTCCTGTTCAATATGTCGTTGAGCAGCTCCAAAAAGACAAAGAGGCAGATCTCTTCAGCTTTAGCAAAGTTATCGCTCGTTGCTTGAAAAACTACATTCCAGATGGTACAATAGGTGGAGATAAAACTTGCTTAAACTGTGGCGCAGAAAATAGTTTAGTGTATCAAGAAGGCTGTGTGACTTGCAAGTCTTGCGGCAGCAGCAAGTGTTCATAACTTAAAGGAGTTAATCATGTTATGGAAGTTTAGCACATCAAACTTACTAAAAGAGTTTGAACTCAGTCAGAACCCAGTAGTAGTGGTTGTAAATAAGTTTGATGAAGCAGCAGCTGATGACTTTAGAAACAAGTTCTCGCTCGCTCAGAGCACAGGGCAGAAGGTTGTGCCTGTGGTGATTGACAGCTATGGCGGTCAGGTTTATTCTCTCATGTCTATGATTGCAACCATCCGTGCTTCAACGCTACCAGTTGCGACCATCGCTGAGGGGAAGGCGATGTCTTGCGGTGCTGTTTTACTCTCCTTTGGAAGCGAAGGCATGAGATTTATGGATCCTGATGCGACTGTGATGATCCACGATGTGGCATCAGGACAGTGGGGCAAGAACGAAGAAGTAAAGGCCTCTGCAGCTGAGACTGACAGGTTGAACAAGAAGATCTTCAGGATGATGGCAAAGAACTGTGGTCAGGCAGAAGATTACTTTTTGAATGAGATTCACGCTCGTGGCCACGCTGATTGGTTTCTTGAGGCAGATCTTTGTAAGTCAATCGGGCTAGTCAATCACGTCAGAGTTCCTACTTTTGATATCAAGATTGATGTGTCTATAGATTTTAAGTAATCTTTTAGATTTTAATCGATTAAACAGCACTCAAAAAGTGCTGTTTTTTTGTTTTCTGATCTATACTTAAATACAAGGAGCGTTAATGTCTATAGATCATTTAATAGCGTTTGTTGCATCTTTTAAGGCAGCTGAAATGTGGATGCACGCTGCACATCACTTAACCAAGGGTCCGGCGTTTATTGCAGCGCATGAGTCACTTTATGGTAAAATTTATAAGACTATCGGAGATGATTATGATACTTTGATAGAAAAACTTGTCTATTCACTTGACAACGAAGAGATTGCTTGCCCAATAATGATTTCTTCTTTGACATCAAAGATACTGATGAAGTATGATTCACCTGCTAACTTAGATGAAAGAAGCATCTCCGCAATGGCATTAGTTTTACTTGTCGATCACATGAAAGGCATCGACAAACTAAGAGAAGTATTAGAAGAAAATGGCCTCCTAAGCTTAGGCATGGATGATTTTCTAGCAGCAGCTTTTAATCAGTATGAATCTTTTGCTTATAAGTTGAATCAGCATTTGAAAGTTTAATAATACAAATAGTTCTGTATTATTATGTTAAGTTAAGTTGAGTTTTTAATGACAGCTGTTAGAATTATAGAGTCATCAGGCTCTTTTGGCACTTTACAAGTGTCTTCGGGTGACGGTGGTTTTTTACCCGGATCACTTATCGCAGGAACTAATATAACGATCCAAGATAATCAATCTGGATCTTTTACAATTTCTGCAGAAACAACTGGTAGCGGTGTCATTGGGCTCCCTGAGGACGGAGATTATAACGATGGATTATTCACTGATTTTACTTCTAATACTCCTATCGGCACAGTTGTTGATAGATTTAACGAAATACTTAAGCTTCTAGCACCGCAGCCTGCACCTGACTTAGACGACATAGATGCAAATGTTGACGGTGTAGATGCTTATTTGTCCTTTGGCTCTTCAAACAATCTAGAATCTCTTTTAAATCCATACTACAGCGTAGGGACAGGTGCAGGATTTTCTGCTGCGAATGTCAATGACTTTTATCAAACAGCAGAATCATCTAATAATCTTAGAATCGCCATCTTCGATGGGACGACAACTGTAACTGGAGATCTTAACGAAGATGTTCCTCAGAATGGAATAAACTTTCCAGAAAATTCTTTTGGAAACGCCGATCAAGGTGTCTTGCGTCTTGAGATTAATGGTGTTGTAATACACGAAGTCAATCTTAGTTCTTTTGCAGGTATAGGAAATCCAGGTGCAGGATCAGCAAACACAAATGCAACAGGTTCTTGTTTCACAAATCTCTCAATAGCAAAAGCAGGAACACTCGATAGCGGAATTTCTTTTCCAAACTTTCAACATAGAACTGGAAGGTATAAAATAATTCCTTCAGATCAGAGGCTGGGTTGGAATTATGCAAGAGTTTTGCATGCCTATGGATCAACTGTCAAGCAGACAAATTTTGTCGAATGGGTAAACGATTCAGACGCAAATGCATTGACAGCTGAAGGTCAAGCTATCACCTTTTCAGGCGCGGGAAGTGTTCACCTCTCAGGTGTCGAATACTTCCAAAGTGGTTCTATCACACATAGATCTAGAGTTTTAAACGCATACAGAAATATTTACGATAGAAATAATATCTCTTTTCCTTCCTCGACAGCTGGTTCTCTAAACACAGCCATAAGCTTTTCTATATCTTCACAGACAAAACCTG